GTATTGCTCCTGTCTGTGCCTACCGTCCGATAGGCGTATGGTTTTTATGCTATTTCATAGCTTATTGTAAAAATTAAAGTTGTTCCTACTGCCGCAGAATTAGCTGCCATAGCAAGCCAACCAGTGTTATCTATAGAAGCATAAAGTCTAACTTTAGATCCGGGCAAGGCATAAGAAGTTACTTGATATGTTGTACTTCCAATGTCTAAATTACTTGTCATGATATTACCTGTAGTACCGTCTAATGGATTAAAAGGTAGCCCCGTAATCTCAAGAGATCCACCACCAGCACTAGGCGTTCCTCCGGTAACATTTAAATAACCTCGAATATATACAAGCCTTCCTACTTTTGTATAAGTCCCAGTATAAGTTCCTGTTGTCCCGGCAAAAGCTGGAGTCCAAGTCCCCTCCTCATAGTCATCCAGCTTATTAGCAGCACCTGTGCCGCCTAAGTAGATTCCAGAAGCCATTCTAAAAGCGTTAGTGCTGACTATATTAGTACCGTCAAAATCTAACCTTGCGCCATAGTCAGCGGTATCCCCATCTGTTGAATGGAAATCTAAATATCTACCAACTTCCATCACACCGTTGCTTTCCACTTGAGCAGTAACCCCCCAACGATTACCAGAGGCGGAAGGTGCTAAAGTTAAGCCATTAACAGTACCACTAAACGTCGCCGCTCCACCAACACCCAAGGTTCCAGCGATAGCAATATTAGTATCTAGCTTCGCAGACGTCACAGTTCCATCAACAGGCACATTGATATCTGTCTGATTCATTGTCATAACTTCGACCGCTGTACCAGTTGGCGGGGCAGTAGAGAATGTTAAAGTAGTACCAGAAATACTATAGTTAGCTTTGCTCTGATAAACACCATCAATAAAGACCTGCGTGTTATTCTCATTTACAGGGGTTATAGAAAGAGTCATTGCAACAGTAGTACCATCACCTGTCATTGAATCGACATTCAGGTTAGTGCCTGAAACAGCGCCAGCGATGCTATAGATAACAATCTCTCTGGTATTAACAGGGGCTGTACTGAATGTCAGAGTAGTAGTGCCTGAAGCAGTTGCAATGGTATAAGTACTTTGCTGCTGGAAGACACCAGCTATAAAGACCATCAAGTTATCTTCAGAGTTAATTACTTGCGATAAAGCATAATCAGTTGTAACACCATCGCCTGTAAAGGTATCAGTTGTAAAAGTATTACTACCGCCTCCACCGCCAATTGAACCCCACTCACTGTTTTGGTAGCCTTCAAACTGCTCATTGGTTGAGTTATAACGGAACATACCGTTAACCGGAGAGCCATCTCTTTCACCTGTTGTGCCTGCTGGAACCTTTACAGAGCCTGTGCCTGTCATGGTCATGTTAACAAAGGTTGGACTATCTGTAGTTGCAACGCCTTGATCAAGAGCTTTAACGGCTGTAATATCTGTAAGCTCGCTGTCCATTAAGGCTCCAGCGGCTGTAACATTTGCTGTATCTGTTACGTCTGCTAAGGCTTCGATGCCATCTAGTTTAGTATTATCAGCGTCTGTAAAAACATTAGAATCTATAGCAGCTTCGACAGCAGCTCGAATCTCAGCATCTGTCTGATCAGCAGTAGCATTATCCTCAATACCATCTAGCTTAGTATTATCAGCATCTGTGAAGACATTAGAATCTATAGCGGCTTCAACAGCAGCACGTATTTCTGCATCTGTTTGATCAGCAGTTGCTCCAGCTTCAATGCCGTCTAACTTACTATTATCAGCATCTGTAAAAACATTAGAATCTGTCGCAGCTTCAACAAGCGTTCTAATCTCAGCAGCAGTTTGGTCAGCAGTAGCGCCTGCTTCAATACCGTCTAACTTAGTACCATCTGTAGCAACATCACGACCATCAATATTACCATCAGTAGTAAGATCACCAGAAATAACTGGAGTAGTCAGTGTCTTGTTTGTTAGAGTCTGAGTACCTGTAAGAGTTGTTACAGTGCTATCAATGTTATGCGTAACTGTACCAGTAGTTACTACACTTGTAATACCTGTACCGCCAGTAAAGGTAATAGTCTCTGAATCTAGATCAATAGAGTCTGTACCTGTATCACCAACAATATCTAGGTCTTGCGCTGTTACCTGTGAATCTACGTAAGCTTTTACACTCTGTTGAGTAGGTACAAGTGTTGCTGAATTAGATACCATGTTATCTTCATCAACCCAAGCAGTAACAGTTATTGCACCGTCATTAAGGCTTCCGAAAGTTAAGTCAGTAATAGTTGTAGCAGCAATTGTACCGCCTTCAACTTTATTGCCGCTTATTTGATTATCAGCTAAAGTTAAGGTGCCTGCTGAAACATCAAAAGTTTTACCAACTCCTACAGTGATATCAGCTTCGTCTATAGTACCGCCATTAATATCAGGACTAGTAATTGTTTTATTTGTTAAAGTCTGTGTACCTGTTAATGTAGCTACAGTGCTATCAATATTATGTGTTACAACACCTGTAGTTACTACACTTGTGATACCTGTGCCGCCTGTAAAAGTAATAGTTTCAGAATCTAAATCAATAGAATCTGTCCCGGTATCACCTACAATATCTAAATCTTGAGCAGTTACTTGAGCATCTATATAAGCTTTTACAGATTGTTGAGTTACAAGAGCAGTAGCACTATTAGAAACAAGATCATCTTCATCTAAGATTGTTGTTACAGTAGATCCGCTTGTAAGTACTAAGCTATCAATATTTGCAGTACCATCAATAAAAATATCTTTAAACTGTAAAGATGCAGTACCTAAATCAATATCATTAGTTGTTACAGGAACTATTCCACCATCTTGAATTCTAACTTGTTCTACAGCGCCTGCACCAACCTGTACAAACACACCCCAACGGTTGTTAGTACTGTCAACTACAATTTTATTAAAGAAGTCAAGATCACCGATAGTATGGATATTACCGCCTTGAGCAGAAGACCCATCATGTCTATGACCTGTCGCACCAACATCAACAGCAGAATAAGCAAAGGTATTAATTAACTGATTATATTCGTTGTTAAAAAGAGAGGCTGTAATAGTATCCCCATCAGCGAAGGTGCTTTGCCTAGTATATGATTGTGCCATGTTTTTTTATCTCCTACCTGCGGGTACGTAATCAATGTAAAAACCATTGATCGAGTATGGGGATGATTGATCATCACTTGTAATTTTAAAACTGCATGTATTACCGCTACCTTCTACCGGCTGCCTAACCATAGGATCATTAGTAGCTCCAAAAGTAGCAGCGTCAAAAATAGCAATACCAAATGTAGCCGGGGCTGGTACTGTATCTAAAATATAATCAGGTGGCTGAGTTACTTGGGGATCTTCGTAGTCATATCGAACTCTTAAAGTAGGCTGTATTACACCTTCAGGACTGAAAGAAATTCTAGCATATTTTAAAGTCTTTCTAGTTCCGATGTCCCCGAAATCATAATTAGGTGTTTGGTAAATAGCATTAATATTTGCACCATTAAAAGAAATACCTTCATCGTGAACATAAACATAACCATTTCTATCACCATGATAAGTATATTCAATGCTTTCTGAATCGTAAGCAGATTGCAAACCTCTTGCTTGAATACCTAAAGTTTCAGACCACTCAAATCCATTAGGTGTTAAAGTACCTATAATGCCTCTTGAGGTAACTGTACTTTCGGTAGCTTGCGAATAAAATAACCTATACTGTGATTTTTTCCTTAAAACAGTACTTGTAATAATATAAGAATCAATAGAAGAAGCGATGTCACCAATAATACTTTGTATTTGCCGACTAACAGAACTTAACTCAACGTCAGCAATTCTAGTTGTACCAGCAATAGTCCGTATACCATCAGGTGCTAAAAAGACTAGATCGCCACCAATCTCTTGAATACTTTCACCGCTTAGACAGCCCACATTAGCTGTGATCTGTACAATTTGCACATCAGCAGCACTATCAATATTATCTAAACGGTGGATAGTGTTTTTACAAAAAATGTAAAGAGAATCTCGAAAGCTTTTTATACCTACAATATTGTCATCTAAGGCTATCGCGCCTGAACCTACACCTGTAAAATCTTTATCATCATTAGTTCTGCTATAATAAACAGTAGAAGGAGCATTTAAAGTATCTACTACACATAAATGACGGCTTACTAAAGCAACATATTTACCAGCAGCAGGAGTATTTATTTCTTCAAAAACAAAAAGTCTGGTTGCGCCTGTGCCTTTAATATGAAAATGAGCTATTTTATTTGGGCCTGTCGCTATAGTTAAAGACCCATAAGGTGTATTACTATGTCCTGTAGGAGCTAACATTAAAGCAAATTGAGCTTGTTCTTGATTAGGACGCGGTAAAACAGTAGCCGTTGCTAAGTCTGCTTCTGTAACACCTGTGTGGTTTGTGTCTTTATTGATTTGAATCCAAGTATTACCGTTGTCGCTATAATAAATATTAGTTCCTGCAACAACAACAGCTCCTAAGCCGTAGGGATAAACACCTAAGATAGGCGTATCTCCAGCAGGTCTTGAAGTACCATAGAGTGTAAAACCATTTATTCTTCTATAGCCACCGTCAGGATCTACTTCAAAGTTTCTTAAAGATATAGCAAGGCCCGGCTGCGAAAGCATCTCAAGCTGATTCAGGTTGGTATTTAAACCACCTTTACACGATACGCCAAAGGGTTGTGACATTAAATAAATCTCACTCTATCGTCTTTAAAGTAATCAGGAGCAGGTGACATCAATCTAAGTTTCATAAGCTTTATACCATGTTTATAATCATCTAAAGCAAAAGAAGCTGCTTGCGGATTTTCTTTAAACTGGTGAATATAATAACGAGCGCGAGCAAGAAGCACTGTTTTAAAAACATCAGGAAATACAATGTTATCAGAATACTCTACAAGCTCTGTGGGGGATTCAAAAGCAAAGAACCATATCTTATAAGCTTTATCAGGAATAGGGCTTAGACCAAAGCTACGACCATCCATACTACGAATAACGCGAGTAGGTACACCGTAGTTAGCTGTATCAGCTTCATCTAAGTTTTGTTGTAACCTAAAATAATCTTTCCATTCTTCAATCGTTGTAAAACGTAGATTATCTGCTACATAAGGGGACGTTTCACCATCAACACCTACAGTGGTTAACAGGAAGTTTTCCCAATCAATGTCACCATAGTCAGTAGTAATATCAGAACTATCTTCTTTAATAAGATACCAACGTGTACCTACAACAGCATCTACAACTACATTACCATACATAGGATTGGTAGCTCCACTAAGAGCTGTAGAAAGAAAAGGCCATTTAGGTTCTTCTAAAACAATATCTAAATAAGCTTTATTAACAGAATCTTTTATATGCTGCTGAATACCTTTAGCATTTA